TCCTAATGGACTAAAACACTTTGTTCGTACCCCTGTTTCCAGTGGTATGGAAGGTGATTTTGAGTCTGGGAATGTTAGATATAAGGCAAGAGAACGTTATAGCTTTGGCTTTAGCGACTGGCGTGGTATTTATGGTTCTCCAGGAGCCTAAACAAATTAGGGGAGGGGTTTACTCCTCCCCTTATTTTATTTTTTAACCCGAGATAATTTGTTGTATCAACTGACTCGGCAGACGTACTCCAAGATGATACAATAGTTTTAGTTAGGAGGAACAAATGGCTAAATCAACTTTTTCAGGTCCAGTAAGGTCTCTTGCTGGTTTTATTAACGCAGGATACAACTCTACTGTGAGTTTAACTGCTAATACTACACTTACAGTAGCTTCGCATGCAGGTAGACCGCTTTTATGTAATGATGCAGACGGTGTTTTTACACTACCTAGTATTGTGGTCACAGAACCTACAGATGTAACAGATCCAAGTCAACTTTGTAATTTAGGTGCTCAGTTTACTTTTATAGTAGTAACTGCGGCAACTGATATGGACATAGTAACAGACGGTACAGATAAGTTTGTTGGTGGTGTTTATACAGGTAAGGATGATGCAACTGGTAAGACTTTTATTTCTGGTGCATCTAATGACGTTATTACTCAAAATGGTTCAACAAAAGGTGGACTGGCAGGAAGTATTATAAGAGTAACTGCGGTAGCAAGTGCTAAATATGCAG